TCAAGTGCTTCGAGATTCGCTTCTCTTTGACGTTGTTTTACGTCAAATTTCTTTTTAACATCCGCAAGGTGTGCTTCGACAAGTGCTCCATTGCTCCAAACCCACTCTTTTCCTTCCATAACACCTTCTACGAAAGCATTAGGAGCGGAAGGATCTGCTACAATATCACCAGCAGTTGCTAAATAAAAATCATCTTTCACATAGTTTGCACCATTTTTCTGTTCCAAACTACCCATACCTCTAGAAGAAACACCCAATTTTGCACCCTCATCCATCAAATTTTTAACTATTTTGCCCATAGGTGTTTCCATAATCTTTGCTTCACCAATAAAATCTTTGCCCTCTTGTTTTAAACCAGTAATCATATGGGACACTCTCTCTAGATTAACCGTTGGTCCATCTGGATGTCCTAACTCTCCGAAAGCACGATTTTCCTTAATAAAATTTTTGTCATATTTGGCAACTTCTTTTGCGAGAATTTCTGAAGGATATATTCGACCATTTCGGTTTTTCACATCTGATTGCATAAATACACCACGAATTTTATAGGATTTTTTACCATCCTCTTTTGCTTCCGTGATAAATTCTACATCCTCTACTGCTTCTGATATAAGTTTTAACATTTTTTTAATCCCATATTTTATATTTAATTGGTTGTTTTTTCTTTGAGTTGAATACAAAATCCCTAATATGATGTTTCTTACGATCCACACCCTTCTGAGGAAATCCAATTCCCATCAAAAGAAGAGGTTTTTCATCCAACCCTACAATCTGTTTAATTGCTTTTGCATCAAAACATTGACAACACCCTGTTCTATATCCCAACAATGAGGCAGTTAGATTTAAATATCCAGCAGCAATTCCTACCGCAACCTGTCTATCTCTATCTAACTCCTTTAATTTTTTCTCATCCCATTTACCAGTTTTAATGAATGATAATGTTGCTGCATTTCTATGCATATCATCACTCAAATCTTCAGTAAAATCATAGTTTTCAAATAATACTAAAAGGTTTGCCAGTGTTTGAGGGTTTGTTTCAAATCCAACAGGATCACCTTTCTTCCTCTTAGTACTAAATCCCTCCGTGTGTTCATGAACCTCTTCAATCACATCACGGTCTTGTATAAAATGCACTTTATAAAAAGCAATATTCTGTTTACTAGGACAATTTGTAACTGCATGTAACATCACATCCACATCGTCTTTAGGTATATTTTTACTCAAATTCCAATTACGTTGTGTATGTTGACTACGAATTACTGCCTTTTCAAGTTCTTTATGTGTATGCATATTATACATTACGTTATATTATCATAACCCGAAACTTTTCTAAACTTTAATACTGCATAACCATCAGATGCCCCATTTGTTACAAGAACATCACCATCAATACCTGTTCCAGCATTATTTGCTATAGAAGGCATACCGTCACTTCCTCCATATGCACCACTCCCATTAAGGGAAAGTGCAATAATATTTGCATCTGCATTCCAAAGAATGTCAGTTGTTGCTTCTACAGACCACCGAGCTGCCACTAACGACAATCTTGGATTGGTATCAGCACCAGCAAGTCCAGATGCATCTACGATAGATGCAGCACTATTAGTACTAGATGTAGTAATTTTAACTACGTGTTCAAAGTCACTATCGACTAATGTTTGTAATACGACTGCCATTATTTACTCCTAAATCGACAACATCTCTTTTTCAAAGTAATTCATCAGTTTCTTTTCAGGAACTTTGAATTTTTTTGATACTTCTACTATAGTTTTCTCAAAACTATTTAGGAAATCTGAGGGTTTAGCATCCATTTTTTTGAAAATTAGATCAACTGCATCTTTCATTCGAGGTGCCAATTTCTTGTATTGCACAGATTTTTTATGCTCATCCTTTTCAATTACAGTGGTATACATTTCAGAAAATCCTTCATTACGGTCATCTCTGCCTATTTTCTTATCTATTGCCTTTGCACCCTTTCCAATTTTTGATCCTGCTTCTTTAGCCATCTCACCCATCTTTGCTTTTAACTTTTTACCTGTTTCTGTATCCCCCAACTTCTTTGCACCAGTATATGCAAGAGCAATACCTAAACCAGCAGGACCACCCATCCAAATTGGTAATCCACCAGTTGCTAAACCAGCACCTAACAATCCCATACTTTTAACACCAGAAGGAGTGTTTATTAAATCTGCAAATCCTGCTTTACCAGCAAGACCATCAGCAATAAGAGATACATCATAATCACTTTCTATATCACCAGAAAAACTCATCTTTAACCATTGATAAGTTGCTACTCCAGCAACCGCTGCTCCTGTTGCCCTCTTTAATGCTGGATGTTTATCCATAAATTCATCAACCTTTATCACTCCCTTTTCTAATTGTTTAAAGGCAGGAGTATCAGATATCGCTGCACCACCAACATCCAGAGTCTTACCAACACCTCTAGCCATTCCTTGTACAGTTTTTGCAGCGATAGAAATTGACCCACCTAATGCCTTTACTGTATTATATACACTCGGTTGTTTAAATGCTTTTACAACTGTTTTTGCATCTACACCTATACTTTTAGATACACTGCTTACGTGATCCTTTAAATCCTTAAATGATTTGGATGTTGCAGATTCTCCCTCTTCTTTTTCTTTTTCTGCTTTTGCTTTCGCAGATTGAGGGTGATCACTTAAATATTTTGATTGTTCCTCTGGACTGAGGTCTTTCCACCATTGTTGATCGTCTTCTTCCTCTATAAGAAGTTGAACTTCAACCTGATCCAACATCTCACACCAAAGACGATAAGACATTGGTTTATGAGAAAAAGAATTAAATGGTTTAATCATCGTCCTCTTGCTCTTGATCCAACATATCCTTGCGTTGTTGAACAAAAGTTTTTGCTACTTCTGTCCGTGTATCTTCTAAAGAACTACCTACTTTTTGAATCATTGCAGCTTTAAAGGCATCTTGTGCTTCTGCATTATTTTCTTTTTCCACATTATCTACAAATTCTCTACTCATTTTTTCTTCCTTTTCAATCCATTACGGACAATAAAACTCTTATCAGATTCTATATCATCTGGTTCTTCTGGTTCTGGTTCCTCTGGAGGTGGTTCCTCTGGAGGAGGTACTTCATTCCCTGCTCCATCTACAGGTTGTCTAGTGATACCGTCACTATAATCATCCATTTCTTGACCACCGTCATCTGGGTCCATATCCTGTTCTTTTTTCATTTGCTTGAGCATTTCATCGACTTCACCATCATTAAATCGTAATACCTTCTTCCAGACATATTCTTTACTGAAGAACGTACCCATGTATGACTGCATGGTGTCAAGCATTTCTACACGTTCTCTTAAAAGTTCTGCTTCTTTTAGTTCAGTGAAATGTCCATCCTGTAAGAAATCATATTGTATATGTTCTTGTATTTCAGGCCAATCATCTAATGCGATTATACCCTTCAACATTAATTGTGTTTTGAGAATATCAGTGAATAATGGAACGAATTTCTTACGAATACGTTGGACAAACTTAGTAAATTTAAGTTCATCTCTTGTAATTTCTGTTGCCCTACCTAAAGAAAATCCACTTTCTGATTCTAAACGAGAGATTGGCACGTTAAGAGAACGATACAATTTTCTCTGAAAATATATTATATCTTCTATCTCACCTAGATTAGCACCTCCTGGGAGAGTAGTAATCTCTGTTCCTCTTCCACCTTCTCTTCGGGGCAACCAGAAATCCTCAAGCATCGACATATGATTTCGATCATCCCGAATCTCACCTGTAGATGCATCATATACCAGTTTGTTACGATACCTGTTCATAACATCCTTGAGGTATTGTTCTGCTTTTATTTTGGGAAGATTACCGACATCAATGTAGAATATTCTACGTTCTGGTGCTCTGGATATCCGATAGATAACCAATGCATCCTCAATCATTCGTAATTGATTTACAGGTTTAATTGCTTTATTCAAATATGATAGTACACGACCACTATTACCATCAATTACTCCTGATGGAACAAAAGAAATTGCATCCACTGCTATTCTAATCCCCTGATTAGCTCCAACAGATATACCAGTTTGAGCAAGTCCCTTTTCATTATAAAGAAAATACTCTTGTACTTTCTTTACCATATCGATGCCAGTTTTGGCATCTTTTTCTTTTTGAAGTTCACGTACTTTCTTTATTTTAACTGCATCTATCCATCTAAGTTCAGTAATACCCTTTCTTGGATTTTTTGTATCAATTACTTTATGATAAAATAATCGACCATCAACATACCATCGTCTAAAGATGTCATGTCCTTTTTGCTCAAAATTAAGTAACCTCAGAACTTCATCAAATTCTGCTCTAATTTTTCTTTTAATTTTTGCTGGATAAGGTAATTTTTCTAATACAATAGCAACCGCTGCATCTGCTTCGTTGGCAACGATTGATTCATTTACTATATCTTCAATTGCGGAATCGCATTCTGTTTGCTGAGAGATATCACGATATCTCCGTATTAAATCAAAATCTGTCCGTTCTCGACCATCGGTATCTAGGACTTGCCCCCAAAAACCACCGCCGGCAACATCTAGTGTGCCGTCATCAGGTGTCGGGGAAGTGAACGTCTGTTCACTCCCCTGATCCTTAACTCGTTCTAAACGGAACCCAAAAAGTTCTGCCATAATGTCTCCTAATTGCTACTATTTAGTAGATTAAAATTAGAAGTTTACAGCAGATGCTTCGAAGTGTTGGAATCTCCATGTAACCTCAAATTCTTCAATTGCGTCTGCTGTATCAGAAGTTAATTCAATAGCAGCAATTGTAGTTGGCCATGCACTTCTAAAGATATAACTCTTTAAAACTGTATCATCTCGATCCAACTGTTCTACAGTCAAATCTGTTTGATAATCAGCAGGAGCAACAACACCTGTATTGTCAGCAAGATCGTTAATACCATTAGACCATCTTTCCATTGCGTTACGAACCATAAAGTCCGTATCATTCAAGAAAGTAGTAGTCCAAGTATCATCAAATGTACGATCACCAGCAATATAGATATTTCTTCCTCTAAAGGGTACAGTAATTTCCCCTAAAGTTTGTGCTGGAAGATTAGAAGACCTTACTAGGAAAGATGTTTTACGAACATCTAATCCAATAGCAATGCCAGGTGGAGGAGTAATCGTTACCCTAAATTGGTTAGCCCTTGCACCACCACCGATTAGATTTGCTTTGAAATCATCTATGTTAGCCATGGTTAACCTCCTACCTCACTAAATGCAACACCAGTTCTGGTTGCAATAAAGTTTAGGGTAATGAAGTTAATTGAGCGAGCGGGTTTAATGTAAATATCTCCAATAAACTCGTTGCGGTCAATAACCTCACCTGTATTATTACTAGCATCACAGACTACCTTAAAGTCAAAGATGCCTCGTCTTCCTTGTACATCCCTCAAGAAAGGTTCTACCATATTTCTAAACTGTGCTCTTGTGAACTCATCGTTGAATTCAAAGAGTTGATATTTAGAAGCAATGGAAATTGCTTTCTCAAGAACCAAGAACAACCTACGTACATTAATACGATCAAATGCACTAGGTTTAGTTTGTGCTGTTTTATCACCAAAAAGCAGAACTCCCTGACCTGGAAAGTTAACTACAGGATTTATCCTAGCACGATAAAGTTGATCTCTCTCACTATTCTTTGGATTATAAGCAAGTTTAATTGCACTTCTTACATATCCTCGGTTAAATCCAGCAGGAGAAAACCAGGGATCAGCAACTTTATCTGTATTGGCACACAATCCTGCCATATCACCATTCAATGGAACAAAACGATATACGTCATTATACTTGTCGTACATATATTTGTATCCACTGTCAAAAACCATATATGAAGATGATGGTATTGTATTGAAACCATCAACAACATTTGCAGTTTGTGTAATAGAACTTGCTACATTTACACAGCTGGCACGAAACGGAGAAAGAAATCCTACACAATCCTTACGAGATTCGCAAAGATCAAGGATCATTGTTCCATGAGTATCCATACCCGCTTCTGTATCAGCAACACCAGAACTTGGTCCACTAAGAACCAGATTTAT